TTCTGCCTGCCTGCGAGTGGCGCGTGTCCCCATAGGGCGGCCTGGCTAGCCTTCGGTCGAGCGGGGCGGGTGGGTTGGCCTTCTGGACGGCTGAAGGTAGGGCGCGGCGTGCTGGGTTATGCTGGGTAGGTCAGGTGGTTCGATGCAGGAGCAAGGTCTATCAGGCACAACCTGACAGGCTCAAGGCTACCTTATGGCATACACAGGCAGGCTAGGCAGGCCGTAGGGCCAGCATGAGGCTACACAGGCCATTGACAGGCATGTAAGCGGGGAGGCTATCTATCCCTTTTCTGCAAGGTAATGGCTAGGCTATGTCCCCTTTCTGCAAGGTAATGGCTAGGCTACCTTACGGTATTCATAGGTAGGCAAGGTAATGGCTAGGCTATGTCCCTTTTCTGCCTGGGCTACACAGTGGCTACCATTGGGCCTACACAGTATCGCTAGCTAGGCTTATGGTCTGCCTTATGGTAGGCCTTGCAATGCTATGGCTTCCTTATGTACCTTATGGCTGTCATAGGTAGGCCTAGGCCGATGCACTGCGTGCGGCTTATTAGGTAACTTTAGATGGGTAATAGGATTGTGCCTAACCTGCAAGCGTCCTGCTTATGGTAGGCCTAGGCCGGGATAGGCCAGCATTATGGCGTTGCTACGTGAATGCTTGCTACTCTATTCCTTGCTCACTCTCTCAGAATTCACACAGCGTTGCCTATATTGGCTACATTCTACACAATCCGGCCTTAGTCTAACGCGTGAGACAATAACCACCCAGTATAGAAGGTGGTATTTATTTTATGATTTGTTAAGCAACAGGAGGCTATACAATGCGATATGATGTAGCGGTAATACTGCGCAACAAGTACAACACAGACACACTGGGCCACGTGTACAGCTACAAGGGGCGCAAGCCTAGGACGCTGAAGCAATCAACACTCAACACAGGTCACAAGGTAGTTAACCTTAGATTAGATGGTCACTCAGTGTTGCACCTAGTGCATAGGCTGGTATGGGTAATGCACTATGGGCCAATCCCTGAAGGTTATGAGATAGAACACTTAGACGGCAACCCAGCAAACAACGCCATCCGCAACCTAGCTCTGGTCACTCACTCAACCAACATACAACGATACTGGGATAACAAGAAAGCCGGTAAGCATGTTAGGTGTTACGACAAGGTACAAAGTAAGCACAATTCAGAGCGTGCTACTACTTACACAACCCGACCTATTACCTTAGCTGCAATTAAATTAGCTAACATGAAAATAAATGTTGACGCTACATAGTCTATTGTCGTATTCTCTTATCTCACCCAGTGAAGCAGTGATGCTAAGTAGCTAGGTGAGGTGGTAAAGCTGGTGAAGGGTAATCACCCTAAGTAATCAGAGGTTGTTAGTGTAAGGACTCCGCTAGATGAAATAGGCTAGGGTACGTTGAGCAAGGGCGTTTAAATCCTTCTCTCACTTTGCGAAGATGAGGCTACACTGAGATAACTCTCGTTCTTTAACAATATGGACAAGCCTTACTAGTGCGCCCTTGCTAACATAACTGAGGGTAACACTATGACTTACGCACTAATCATAATCGCTTATATCGCTATGGCTGCTTTCATGTACCGTGATTGGCTCAAGGCTAACAAGGTATACAAAGTAAAGCACAACGGTAGCCGCTGGGTAGTGAGGGATAGCAAAGGCCGCTTTGTGACAATTACGCGCAATCCGTTTGATATCGTTTCATTAGGATGTGACTTATGAAGCATATAGCTACTCAACATATCTCTAAACAATACCCTGTAAGTTTCTACCTGTGTGAGCCAGTAGTTTGCTTTCATGATGAGGAAGTCTATGAACACGGCAAATACTATGTAACTTGCGGCGGTGAAGGTCACTACTTCATGATAGAGCAGGAAGCATTAGACGCATTCGCCACACTCGTTAAGCATCAACAGGATTTATAATATGTACCAGATATACAAGCTACGACACAGTGATACACTGTACGCAATCAAAGAACGTAAGATTTACAAGTGGGACGTGATTGCTAGGCAGTGGCAACGCTGCAAGGGTAAAGTAAGAGACATTAAGAAACACTGCGACTTAATCAACTAACATGATTGAGGGCGCACCAGTAAGGCATTAACCACCCACTATAGAGGAAGTACACAATGATTGCTCAAACTATCAAGAAAGCTAAGTATACCGTTATCGCTAGCGCCTCACGTTCTAACCTGACTGAAGCGGCTAACATTGATCGCCATATCGATGCAGGCTTTACACTGTCTGCGCTGGGTTATGACCGGCATGTAGATGTGAAAGGGTTCTACCGCGAGACGCAAGCAGACTTTGCAAGCGTGGAGCTTTCCAGAGCTATTCCGGTGCATACACTTAACGAGGTGCAACAGCTTGCAACTATGTATTGCGGTGCATTTGAGCAAGATTGCATTCTGGCTATCAATAATCAGACAGGCGATGTTTGGCTAGTCAACTTAGAAGGTGAGCTGTTCGCTAAGCTAGGCAAGTGGACATTGCACACTAAGAAGGATGCAAGCTGGAACGCTTACACGTATGACGGCGCATTCTACTACACAGCGGAGTAACTAAGATGATTAAGAATACAGGTTTTGCATGGGCTATCGCTTTCAGCGGTTCATTCTGGCTCGCGGTTGTATACTACGGATTTAATTGATTGCCTTATGCTGGCCTACGGGCTGGCATAGTGAAGTTAATTAATCAATGAGAGGCTAAACATGAAATTAAAAGGCGTTACACTCACAAAAGGCCACTTGGCATCTAATGGCGGCTTGCGCGGTCATAGCGTTGGCGATGTGTTCCCAGTCATTATTAGCTATGCTGGCAAGATGGATAATCTTTTGCGTTACGTGCAGGCACCGGACGGAGCTAGTCACCTTGTGAGCGATGACAAGGAAGCGAAAGAGCTTGCAATAGCATGGCTTGAGACTCGCAAGCACACAGACGGGCAAGCCGTTGGCGTGTGGGAGCTATGCAAGGTACGCGCCCACCAATACCACGATGAAACACAATGCGAGGTTGTAACATCGGGGCCTTTCGATTTCTGGTCTGTGTATGCACGTAACGAGGCGGGAGAGGCCGCGCCAGTTTGGGACAGCAAAGGCAATACAGCTTATGATCTAATGATGGGCTATGTTGTGATTGAGTTCCTAGAAAAGAGAGGCGTTAAACTATGAGACTACCTTGCAAATAGGTAGTTGATTACTTATAAGGGATATGTGATACTATATACCCCCTTATGGGAAACTTACTACATTCAATCATTCAGAGGGTTCTACCATGACTGCTAACACTACCGCTACCAACACTGCTACCAATACCAACGTTATTACCTTTGCTGAAAATGGCGAAGTTTCTGTTATCGCTTTCCGTGAAGAGATTGCCTTAGAAATCCGTGCCCACCTTGATAATATCGGCACTGCTTACCTGTCAGTAGGCAAGGCGCTTAACGAGGCGCGGGAAGATTTCGACAAACAACAAGATTTTCTTGATTGGGTGGCTTCAGAGTTCGGCATCCAGAAGGCACAGACCTACAAACTGATGAAGGTAGGCAAGGTATTTGGCACTGATGAGCGCTTTGCAGGCGTGGCGATGCGTGTACTTTCAGTGCTGGCGGCGCATGTTGACGATGCGGCGGTGATGGAACGTGCAGCCGATGCAGCGGCTAAGGGTGATTTAGACTCTCAGGCACTCACTAAAATCCTAGCGCCTGCCAAAATCAACATGGTGCCTACCAACAAGCCTACACAGGCAGACGAGAAGCCAGCACCGGAAAACAGCGCTACGCCTACGGCTAGCACGCCAGAGCAGGCCGTGAAGGTTGACGCGCCGCATGATGTAGTTATTGAGGGTGAGTTGGTGGAGGCAACGCCGGAAGCCTCGCCAGCAGCACAGGCAAGCATTGTTAGCACAGCTAATAACGAGCGCGAAAAGGGCCTGTTAGCGATGATTGAAACGCTCAAGGGTACGATTGAGCAGATGCAACAAGAGTACCGCCGCCGCGACACGGAGCGCGATAGCAAGGTTAAAGCCGCTCCTATGCTGCCGCAATTCAAATCTAAATGCCTGTACGCTCGTTTAGGCTTGAGCCTTGAGGAAGCACAGGACGCTAAGAAGGTTAAGAAGGCACAGCGAGAACTAGTTAAGCTGGGCTATGGTGATTCGCATGCAGCATGGGAAGCCATTCAAGAAGCAGTTACCGCACTGACCGTAACAGAGTAACAATGTAAGCCCTTGCCGAAAGGTTAGGGCTTTAGTGATTACTTTTGAACAACACAGAAGGAAAGCAGCAATGAACGCGGATTTAATGCAGGCACAAATTGAGCTTGAGAACAACTACTTTAACGGTGGTATCGCACGCTTTGAGGCTTCACAGGCACGCCATGAAAACAACGGGGAATCCAGCCAGACAGCATGGAACCGCCGCTTGATTTCTGAGTTTGTCGCGCCTATGGCTGAAGCGTTGCAGGTTCATAAAGAGTTCTACAGCAAGAAGAAGGGCAAGCCTTCTAAATCACTAGCTTACCTGCAATGCGTGGGTAATGAGGTGGCTAGCTATATCACTATGAAGGTGGCTTTAGATATGCTGGCTAGTGGAGTGAGCTATACAGCCATTGCTATGACCATTGCAACGCGCATTGAAGATCAAGCACGCTTTACTAAGTTAGAGGGTGCAGCCGAAAAATATGTAGCTAAGGTACTGGACAACCTGAAGCGCAATAGCTCTAAGCAGTATCAGCACGGTCATAACGTGATGGTGGCAGCGGAGAGGAAATTAAGTGAGGGTCGCCCAGGACAGGAGCCTTCCGTAACGCGCTGGATTGCATGGCCGCAAGATGACTTGCTAGCCATCGGGATGACACTCTTACAGATTATGGAAAAATCCGTATTCTTTGAAGGGGAACCAGTATTTTTCCGCTACAACAAGAACGACAACGGCGGCGGCAAGGTTAAGCTGATTCCGGTGTTAGGTGTAGCAGACAACGTAAACGCATGGATTGAGGCATTTAAAGAGCATGTTAGCGTAATGTCGCCTGCCTATGGTCCGTGCGTAGTGCCGCCACGCGACTGGAAAACGCCGTTTAATGGTGGCTTTCACACAGAGGCGGTGGCTAGCCGTGTTCGCTTTGTTAAGGGCCGAACTGACCACGTGCGCAAGTTGACGCAAAAGCAGATGCCGAAAGTGTACAAGGCTATCAACTTCCTACAGTCTGTTAAATGGTCCATCAACACAGACACGCTAGAGACGGCGCAAGAAATCCTAGCCAAAAACTTAGGGCTGGGGATGCCTTCCTTTGCGCCTATCATTACCCGCGACAATAAACCAGCCTGCCCGTTACCGCTGGAGTTCCAGCACCTGCGAGGGGAAGAGTTAAGGCAGTCCCTTACGCCTACGCAATGGGATTCCTTCTTAGCGTGGAAAGGTGATTGCTCTAAGCTGTACACGATGGAGACTAAGCGCACCAGCAAGGCTAGTGCAGTGGCTAGGATGCTGAATCAGGCTAGCGACTTAGCCAAATTTGAAAGCATTTACTTTGTCTATGCGATGGATAGCAGGGGCCGCGTTTACGTGCAATCCTCTGGCGTGTCGCCTCAGTCTGACGATTTAGGAAAGAGCCTGTTACGCTCAACAAAAGGGAAGACGCTAGATAGCTCTGAGGCGTTACACTGGTTCTTAGTGCTGGGCGGTAACTTGTGGGGATGGGACAAAAAGCCGTTTGATGTTCGTGTGTCTCACGTGTTAGACGAAGATTTTGCTGATATGGTGCGCGATGTAGCCACCGACCCGCTAACATTCCGTAACTGGTTAAGTGCAGACGAGCCATGGCAGTTCCTAGCATGGGCTAAGGAGTATGCGCGTTATCTGGATGCCGTGGACGATGGTACAAGTGCAGAGTTTGTAACTTATCTGCCTGTGCATCAAGATGGTTCTTGCTCTGGAATACAGCACTATTCCGCAATGCTGCGTGATAAGACAGGCGCTAAAGCTGTTAACTTGATGCCGTCCGATACTCCGCAAGATATTTACGGGGAAGTTGCTAAGGTAGTTATCCGCAAAAATAAAGCCATCGCAGATATGGCAGACTCAGAGCAAGAAGGCTACAGCATTGGCAAGATGAAACTGAGTGTTGCCGTTAGTAAGGCAATGGCAGAGAGCTGGGACGCAATCGGGATTACCCGTAGCCTGACCAAAAAGCCAGTTATGACCTTGCCGTATGGCTCTACCCGTATTACCTGCCGTGAGTCTATCGACGATTATTTAGTATCGCTTGAGGAAGACGAGTTGAGGAAAGCAAAGGCAGAAGGACGCGAGCGTAATGCTGTGCATCCTTTTGAGTCTGAAGAGTTGGAAGGGCTGAGCTATAAGAACGCCTTAAACTACATGACTAGCCTAGTATGGCCTTCAATCTCTGAGGTTGTGCGTGCGCCAGTGGTGGCAATGAAGGCAATCCGACAGCTTGCAAGGGCAGTAACTAAGCTAAACGAGGGGCTTTACTGGACTACGCCAACCGGATTTATTGTTGAGCAGCGCATTTATGCCACGGATAACCTGCGAGTTTCTTCCTACCTGATGGGCCGTGTGCGCATGAGTCTGACCGTAGAGACTGAGACAATCGACGAAGCGGCAATGATGGGCGCGGCTGCACCTAACTTTGTTCACTCACTAGATGCAGCGCACTTGATTTCTGCGGTCTGTGCAATGGCAGACGCAGGGCTAGAGTTTGTCGCGGTTATCCATGACTCATTTGGTACGCTGGCTTGTGATACCCAGGTGCTGCGTGATTCTCTAAGGTCAGAAATGGTTGCACAGTATGCAGACGTTAACCGTCTTGAGATGCTAGTGCAGGAGAATGAGGGCAGATTGCTGCAAGACTTTGGCATTAGCTTGCCAGAAATGGGAGACTTTGACCTGACAGAAATCCTGAAGTCTGATTATTGTTTCGCCTAATAGTACATAAACCACACAAGCCCTGACTTCGGTCGGGGCTTTTTCGTTTGTCTCACACGTGAGACAGCATTAACCACCCAGGAAGTCTCACACGTGAGACAGGTTTTAAAAGGCTCTATAAGGATATGCGTTTCACAAACCCTAAGTGTCTGTTTTACAATGATTTATTAACCACCCAGTATAGAAGGAACAATCCATTCTAAGGTTGTTAAGGTGTGATAGGTAGGTCCTGTCTAATCAGGTAGGTTAGGTGGATAGGTAGGCCACAGTAATACCCTCTTCAGAGGGTATCTTCTTAACTTACTTAATAGAGAGAAAGAAATGAGTATTACGTGGCAGGAGGTTGAAGCGGCAGGTTATAAGATCTTGGAAACAGGTAAGATAATCGGCCCCGATGGGAAACAAGCTAAGCAGTATGAACTTAATGGCAGAATGAATGTGCAAGTAACGTTACCGCGCCAGGCTGGAAAGTCTAAGCCGTGGACCTACGTTCGTTTACATATCATGGTGGCTAGTAAGTTTGTGCCAAACCCCAACGGCTACAAGAATGTGGCCTTTAAGCGTGGCAAAAGTTACCGTGCTAGTAATCTGGTATGGTCAACACCTACTGATGCAGTAAGGACACAAGCCAAGCGAGACAAACAATACGCTTTGATGATGCTGAATGATGGTCTTATCCATTGGAGAGAGGCCAGAGATTTAGGCATTGGAGAAGAACGTGCATATAAAATTTGGAGAAAAGTAAATGCAACAGTCTAACAATAAAGAACGCATCAAACGTGACCCACGCGCTGACACTATCATGGGTAGTGAAGCCTGGGACATGCACCTTAAAGGTAAGAAGTACAACAAGACCCGCCGTGGGCATGGTGGTTACAAAGGGTGCGTTTCGCAACGTTAAACTCTCAGAAATCAATCTGCTGTTAAGCACACAATAAGGGAAGAAGTTATGGCTATCGTTAACAACATTGGTTGCCCTGAGTGTCAACGTAATGGACATGATCGCACCGGGAATCATTTAATCATCTTTGAAGATGGTGCAGGTTATTGCAGCCGTGCGCACTTCCATAACAACAAGCTACCTTACTACCAATCGGCTGAGGGTGGCACCGCTATCACAGAGCTGCCTATCCGTGGGGATATTAAATACACGCCAGCACAGTTCCGTGAGTTGGAAAAGGAAGGCAAGCTGTCTGACCCTAAGCTACGTGCAATCGCTATCGGCGGGATGCGTATGGCTGACCGCTGGGAAGTGATGACTGATGCGGAGAAGGCAGAGCAGCAAGAAGAGTGGCGTCTGGATGTAGAGCACTTAGAAACCTTGCGCTTTAAGAACCTAGTAACTCGCCATATCCGTGGTGAGATTGCCAAGTTCTATGGCATCCGTGTTGGGCTTGATGCTAGCCAGCAAGTAGCACGCCACTACTACCCACGCTATGAACAAGGTGAGTTGGTAGGTGCCAAGTGCCGTACCTTGCCGAAAGATTTCAAGTCGGGCCATCTAGGTAAGCTGTTCGGTAAGCAGGACCTGCAAGGTAGCCAGACTGTCAAAGATGTTATGGCATCCGGTCGGCGCAAAGATACCTTGCTTATCGTGGGTGGTGAGCTAGACATGGCAGCAGCACAGCAAATGCTTTACTACGCACAGGAAGGGACCAAGTTCCAAGGTACTTACTATCATGTGTGGTCGCCTAACAAGGGTGAGACTTGCATCCAAGAGATGATTGATAACCGAGATGATATTGAATCATTTCGTAAGGTCATTTGGGCGCTGGATAATGACGAAGCTGGTGCAGATGCAACTAAAGAGTTGTGCCGCCTGTTCCCGTCACGCTCCTTTGTCCTCAAATACCCGAAAGGTTGCAAGGATGCTAACAAGTGCTTGATGACAGGTAATCATCAGGAGTTTGTAGACGCATACTTTAATGCTAAGCCAGCCTCTGAGGTGTTCCCGTCTGCGGTGAAGGCAGTAGGTACGGAGCGTGACCGCTTGAAGGCAGGACGTCCGAAGCAAGGGCTTGCATGGCCTTGGCCTAAGCTGAACAAGATCACGCTGGGTATTCGTGAAAACCAAATGATTGTTGTTGGTGCTGGCTCTGGCGTAGGTAAGACTGAGTTCTTGCGTGAAGTAGTCTATAAGCTGGTGGAGGACCATAACGAGCCAGTTGGTATCATCTCAACGGAAGACCCGTATGTTAAGGTTGCCCGTTCCTTTATTGGTAAGTGGATTGATAAGCGTATTGAGTTACCTCCTACCAATGACCCACACCATGAGGACTACAGGGAGTTGATGGACTACACAGACGAGGATGCTGATAAGGCAATCGACTATGTAGGTGATAAGAATCTGGTTTACATTGCTGACCTGGAGGGTGATGCGTCGATGGAAAATATCGAGCGCTTGTGCCTTGAGTTTGAGGCTATGGGAATCCGCAAGATTCTTATTGATAACCTGACAGGTATTCAGTTACCAGAGAAGGACTACGGCGGCAAGGTAGGTGCGTTAGATGAATGTGTTAAGCGCCTCGGTCAGATTAAGGACCGTAAGCCTGTGACCATCTTCCTTGTTACCCACTTGAACCGACCAGAGAAGGGACGCACCCCGCATGAAGAAGGTGGCGAGGTAATGCTGCGTGACCTGCGTGGCTCTGGCTCTATCGGCTTTTGGGCTAGCTATGTTCTTTGCCCTGAACGTAACACCCGTGCGGAGACTCTGGACGAAAGGACCACTACATACATTGCGTGTGTTAAGGACCGCGACCAGGGAATTTATACGGGGGAGCGTGTCAAACTTAAAGGTGAACTATCTACAGGTCGCCTCAGAGAGGCAGAAGAGTGGGAACAGGTCCGCTCTCAAAAGGAAAGGAATGCTAGCTCAGTTCCATCTGAATTACCACCCAGCATAGAAGAAGAAGAACCACCATTCAACACAGGAGCAAGTGAGTTCTAATGGAAAACATAGAGGCTATTGAGCTTTCAGGTTACTCAATCAATAAGAACCTGACCATTACAAATAAAGCAGGAGCTGTAATGCGTTTTCAAGAGGCCTCTGGTTATCCAACAGTAGGCCTTACGGTTCTGGGTGAAAGAAAGCGATTTCTGGTACATCGCTTGTTTGCATCAAAGTTCGTACCAAACCCAGGGAACCATCCGGTGGTTAATCATATTGATTACGACACCTTTAACTTCAACCCGTCAAACCTGGAATGGACAACCATAAAGAGCAATGTAGAGCATAGTAAGGCAAACATCATAGCAGCCCTCTGTAAGGTAAAACTTGTACTTATGGATGCTGAAGGTGGGTTGCATAAGATCTACAACTTGCGTGAGTGGTGCAAGACTAACAACTACCCTTATTCCTCTCTAGCTATGCTATCCAATGGGCACCGTAAGCAGTGGAAGGGTTGGACCCTTGTAAGTAAGTCTCACACGTGAGACAAGGAGATAACGAAATATGAACAAACAACAATCATTACGAGTCTTAGATAATATAGAGTTTGCACAAGAGAAGGTATCTTCGGATGCCTCCTTGTTTGCACAGTTCGCTATGGCTGAAGCTAGACGAAACCGCCTGACAACCTCAGAGATGATGAACGAGCTAGAAACTAAGGGTGAGAAAAAGATCATCCTGCTTTAGTGGCTAAGTCGAAGGTGGCTAGTCTGCCTTCTATCATACCCATTAATACACAGAGGTTAACATGAAAGTATTTAAGTCTCGCTTTATTGCGTACAAGTTCTTCAAAGATGGTAAGCGTATGCCAGGCTTACTTACTGTAGCCCAGGGGCGATTACTTCCTGAGCTTCAAGAGCTGCGCCCTGGCTCTACTTATATTGCTGGCTGGCCTGCGTCTAAACAGGGAGATTTCAAGCTGTATGCAGTCCACAACCAGGCAGAAGTAGAAGTCTGGAAGAAGCACATAGGTGCTGACAAGGTTCAACGTATAATCGTGGAGCAAGAGCATGTCCAATATTAATGATGAAGATATCTGGGTAGTGGATGCAGAGTCGAGAGGCCTGCTTCCTGATATCCGTTACGGTCGCAGGCAGGATTTGCACGTGCTGCACTTCCGTCATGCAATCACCAACGAAGAAAGACTCTTCTTTGACCCGTATGAGATGCGCAACCCTGAGACTCGCGTAAAGCTGGGTGAATGGGAAGGCCAGCAGACGGGTGATTTGATGGATGGTGTTAAGCTGATTAAGTCTTCTGGTGCTATCTCGTTCCACAACGGTCTGGGTTATGACGCCTTGCTGCTGGAGAAAGTATTCCCTGAAGAGTTCAAAGGCTTCAACTGGTTAGAGGCGCGTGGCAAGGGTCGTTACCGTTCTGATATTATGCCCTTGCGTATGACAGATACCCTGGTTATGTCACGTATGCTCAACCCTGACCGTAGATTGCCAGGTCAAGCCTATGGCATGGGTTTAGGTGCCATCGGTCCGCATACAATTGAGGCTCACGGTATCAGGGTAGGGCGCTACAAGCCTCACCATGAAGACTGGTCCCGCTTGACTGATGAAATGATCCACCGTGTTCGGGAAGATACCTGGATTGGCAGGGACTACCTACTCTGGATGCTCAACAATGAGTGGAAAGAGCACCTGCAACGGGGTGCCAATCCGCGCACAGGCATGACCATAGGCACCGCATTCCGCATGGAGTCTATCGTCGCGCTGGAGATGGCAAGGCAGGCAGAGCGCGGGTTCCCTCTAGATGTGCCGTTGTGCGTTTCCCGTGTTCAGGAGTTGGACAAGGAGATTCAGGCTACTGATGCTGGCTTCCGTCCACACATGCCAATGCGTATCAAGTCAGACCCGTTCAAGCCTGTAGATGCCTCAGTGCTGGTGGCTGAAGCAGAGGAAGACTGTGCCAAGCTGGGTTTATTCCCGCTTAGTGTGTCTGACTTTGCAGGCGTAGAGCGCAAGGGTAAGCGCAAGACTGTATGGGGCAACAAGCTGACCAAGAAAGATGGTGGGTGGACTGCCGCTGTTCAGAAAGACTTCCCACACCTTCGGGGTAACAGTAACGACACCGACCCGCTGGTTAAGGTAGGTCCGTATTGTCCGGTTGACTTTGAGGATATTCCGTTAGGGAACCGAGACACGGTTAAGCAGGTTCTGTATGAGTTCGGCTGGCGTGGAGTTGAGTTTAACGACACAGAGCAGGACCACATGGACGAGTTTGGCGAATGGCCTAAGCTGTGGTCGGGCAAGATTAACGAGAAGTCAATTGAAGCCTGGAAGAAAAACATGGAGGCGAAAGGTAAGAAGGTTCCAGAGTGGTGCTTAGGCATCGCACGCTGGTACATCCTATCCTCTCGTCGTAATCAGATCCTTAACTACAAGGACCAAATCAAATATGATCAGACCGGAATCTGGCCCTCTCTACCAGGTGGCAAGAAACGCGGGTGCCGTGGCATCCTACCTGCTGCATTCAGTAGAGAATTGGGTATCACGGCGGCCAGGTTTTACGAGATCTACAAGCGGTGGCCGTCCTTGCCTGAAGATGGTGAGTGGCGTGTGCCTGCTATTGCTATCTCTATCGGGACTTCTACTTTCCGTATGCGTCATCGCGTCCTCGTTAATATTCCTTCTCGTGGGCTATACCCGCTACGTGATCTCTTTATTGCGTCCAAAGGTAAGAAAGTCCTGGGCTGTGATGGTGCGGGTCTGGAACTCCGTGTTCTAGCCCACTTCATGAATGACCCTGAATACTCAGAGGTTGTGCTGCATGGTGATATACATACGCATAACCAAGAGAAAGCAGGTCTACCACTCCGTGACATGGCGAAGACCTTTATCTATGCCTTCTTGTATGGCTCAGGTGATGACAACCTAGCGGCTGTGTGTGGTGTTAGCGTCAAAGAGATGAAGGCAATCCGCGCCCGATTCATGGCAGAGTTGCCACAACTTGCACGCCTCATGGCTGCTGTCCAGGCTTCAGGTAATGAGTATGGTTACTTGCAGGCACCGGATGGTCATTGGGGTAGAATCCGTAAGAAGGATGGCAAGCTGCTGGAACACACCATGCTGAATGTGCTGCTTCAGATGACAGGCTCCTTGTGTATGAAGTATGCGCTTGTGCGTGCTGTTATGGTGATGAAGCAAGAGGGGGTAGGTCTGGATGAGAATGGACACCCTGCCTTCCTTGCTAATATTCACGACGAAATGCAAATGGAAGTTAATGCCGACGAGGTATTAGAGACTACCTATGACCTAGCCAGTTCCGATTGGAAGGAAGAGGAAAAGAAAGCATACATTGATGTAGACGGTCGCATGTGGTCTGCCCCGGAGATTATCGAAGGCAACCCGAAGACCGACCCATCAATCAAGGTCCGTAGACAGTACCACCGTTGCGGTCAAATCATTGCCGAAGCTATGACCTGGGCTGGTGAATACCTTAAGATGCGTATCAGGATGGACGGGGAATTTAAGATCGGCGATAGCTGGGGCCAAACACACTGATTAACAAAGGAGGATTTATGGAACGTTGGTTGCCAGTTTCCGGCTACCCTAACTATGAAGTCAGTAGCAAGGGTAGATTCAGGAACGTCAAGTCGGGCAACCTTCTTAGTCCTATAACCGTGACTAAAGGTTATAAGGCTGTGAGGTTATAAGGCTGTGAGGTTATAAGGCTGTGAGGTTATAAGGCTGTGAGGTTATAAGGCTGTGAGGTTATAAGGCTGTGAGGTTATACCACAATCGCATAGGTAAGACACTCAAGGCCCATCGCCTTGTGGCTCTTCACTTTGTACCCAACCCGCTGGGCTTACCGGAGGTCAACCATATAGACGAGGACAAGACTCATAATGATGAGTCCAATCTAGAGTGGATGACCACCGCAAGTAATGTAGAGTATTCACACGCAGGCACATACACCTTTCGTAACCCGAAGGGTGAGCCAGTGGTGATATTCAACCTGTCTAAGTTCTGCCGTGAGAACAAGCTAACTCAGGGTAGTATGAGCACGGTTAAGAACGGGAGAGCTAAGAGCCACAAAGGTTGGACTTACCTAGCCTCAGATAATAACCACCTACTATAGAAGGAAGGATTCGCCCTTCCTACCTATTAACAACTGGAGCAAGTTATGAAACAAAAGAATCTGCATGAAGTGGCTAACCTTATCCGTGCCCTGCTTCCTGTACACGGTTACATTGCTGGCGGTGCTGTGCGCTGTGCGGGGCATCGAGCCGTCCTATGACTAATGCACCCGCTTGCCCACTTGAACCGCCAGCGCCGCCCTGCGTGCCGGAGCGGAAGCCTGTGCCACCGCGATGCCCGTCCTTTCCGGTGTGGCCCCTTGTCTCACGTGTGAGACATTAACCACCCAGTATAGAAGAACCATTCAAATTTAATCCCAGGAGGGAAAATGAAACACATTGTTGGTCTGATTATCATGGCACTTATCGTGCTGTCATTGCACCTGGCACCCGCTGCTGGTAGCTGGGTTATCGGTACGTTAGGTTCGGTCGGTATTCTGGCTTCTGTCTTCGCACTGTGTCAAACAGAGACGGAGCAATACAAGCTACTGATCAAACACGCCGTCGAGAACAAGCTGAGTTCATGGCAGGCTGCACTCTACCAGTTAATCCGTGGTGTTCTTCTGGTAGCTCTGGTGTATGGCCTGTCATTACCTGCGGTATCTCTGGCTTCCAAGTACCTGCTTGTTGCAGGCTACCTGGCTATGCAGCTTTCCGCTGGTCGTTTGGTCAATTATAAGAACACGTTGATTCGTCGTGCTTATACCTTAAAGATGTAACCCGGTGGTCCGGCCTTCTATATGCCCTGGCGTGGCGGTCTATAGCATCGGACAGATATTCATTTAATCAATCAAGGAGTAAGTAACATGGCTTATGAAGACTTCGACTTCGGAGCAGATGTCGCAGCGGCAGGTGGCAAGGTATTCAAAAACCCTGAGCCTGGCCCACATGACTCAATCGTCACTGCAATCGTACACATTGGCAGCTTTGCTGATGTGTTCACCAATGGCAATAAGAAAGAGCCTAAGCCTGCGGTCAACTTTGTTCTGGTCCAATCCACTCTGATGGGTGAAGAAGATAAGAACGATGATGGTAGCCGCATTCAGAAGTGGCAGGCAATGCCTCTGAAGAAAGGCGATAAAGCTAACCTGACCAAGTTCCTGGCAGCGGTAGACCCTGCTGGTAAACTGGCTGGCTTTGATGCCGTCCCTGGTATTCCGGTGACTACCACCTGGGCTGCCAATGAGAAGAAAGGTAAGAACGATGACGGCACATGGAAAGCTGTGAACCTCAAAGGTTACACCGCCATGACTGGTCGTACTGCCGCTCTGGTTAAAGCCGATGCAGAAGAAGAAGGTCTGGCCATGATTGGTCACATCCGCTTCGCTGACATTACACTGGAAATCCTGGAAGAGATCCCTGCTTACCTGATTCGTCAGTATCTGCTGTCTGAGATGGACGGTAACAACGAAAGCTATGCAGGTTCTCCTGTTGAAGCAATCATCAATGCTAAGCGTGCTGAAGATCCTACCTGGAAAACTAAGCAGGAAAGTGATGATGAAGGTGACGACAACCAGCCAGGCCATGAGCAGAAAGTGGGTAGCACTGCTGGTGCATCCTCCGTGCCTGAACCTGCTAACGTAGAAGTTCCGGCTGACCTGACTGATGATAAGGAGTTCTAACTATGAAGGTTCGCTCAGTTATCATCAAAGTTGTAAACCATTATGACGATGTTGAAACCGTGACATTCACTGAAGGTGAGCGCGGCGTGGTTGATCTGCATTATATCGTTCGTGATGGTATGGTGTGTGCCAACTCTCGCATCGACGGTAATCGTGAAGGTTACTCAGTTCCAGTTGGTCGAGTCTTCTCGGTCCGTACAATCCTGTAATAACCACCCAGTATAGAAGGAAGGGCGCGTTGCCCTCCTACTTTTTAATCAATTCCATAAGGAGTAAAGACACTATGTTTACTATTAACCCACTTACTAACCAATCATTCTCTGGCGGCAAACTGGTAGAGGTTACCAAGTTCCTGGTTGTTGACGCTGACGGAACCCCGGTCGTAAGCAAGTTCTTTGAGAGCGAAGCTGAAGCACAGTCACAGATCGATTCACTGGGCAACCTGTCTGAAGGTCTGGCATTCGCTAAAGCACAGTTCGGCGGGCTGGCTGATAAAGCACAGCGCGGCAAAGCTAACGTAGTTGCTGAGTATCTGGACTGGATCGCTGCTGGTCGCCCGGTTAAAGAAGTGGCTGAAGAAGCCCCTGCTGAAACTGAAGCTGCTGCCGAAGCTGCACCACAGACCGATGCTCAGGCTGGCGCTGCTGCCCTGAACGCTGGTGAAGACTTCTAATAAAGTCTGACTGATCATGCCCCTACTCAGCCAATGCTGGGTAGGGTTTATTTTGCTAAATTAATAGAGGCTATTATGCGTGAGTTCAATGGTAATCCATTCTGTTCTGTCGAAGGTTTGTTTATTGCTGACATGTTCTATGACTGTTCGACAAGGAGCCATGTTGTTTTCTTTCATGAAGAGGGAAGTCGTGAGTGGTTCGCTACTATTAAGGTGGGACGTCATGAAATTGAAGATAGATTCCATGTACCTCTGGATGTTGAGGTCACGCAAATAGCCTGTGCCAAATTGAAGGAGCAACTATGTCCGTCCTCAACTCAGGGTACCGTGTCGGATTTGACTACGGTGCCGAAGTCCGTCCCGATGGTAATCTCATCAAATGGAAATCTGAAGGTAAGAGAGTCTGTCTCCTTGATGGCGACATACTCCCTTATACCATCGGATTTATCGTAAAGCCTGAAGCCGTAATATCAGCAATGATGCGAGTGGATGCTGGAGAGTTCAAGGAGATCTATGATACTCCAGAGTTCTTGCTCTATGCTGACATTATGAATTGTATGTTAAACCGTATGATTGGTAGTGCAGACTGCGACAGCGCACGAATCTACATGACAAACTCGGCGGCTAACTTCCGTCTCAACCTGGCTTTCACACATCCCTACAAAGGGACCCGTCCTGCATCTAAGCCAGCCTTTTTCCAGGAGTTGCGCCGCTACCTTCTCGAAACTCAGGACACTATCCTGGCAGTGGGAGAGGAAGCGGATGACCGTATCTCAATCGAAGCCTGGCGCATGGCCCGTGAGTTCTGCGAGGAAGAAGGTATCGAGGTTGGCAGCGAGGAACACAAGGCGTTTGCTGACTACGTTGTCATCTCTAAGGATAAGGACTTGATGCAAGTACCGGGCTGGCATCTTCATTATAAGAACAACGCAATGGAATTGGAGTGGGTGACTAAGTTTGGCTACCTGCGACCGAAGTACAAAGGCGATGGCAAAATGAAGAAGCTAGAGGGTGCGGGTCTGAAGTTCCTGTATGCTCAAATGCTTATGGGAGATGACGTTGATAATTATAAGGGCTTGCCTGGGTGTGGTATGGTCAAGGTGTTTGATACCCTCCAGCCTTGCAAGACGGAAGCTGAGTTGTACTTTGCCACCCTTGCCCTTTATAAGAAGAAGTATGGTGACAAGTACCCGGCTGTAAACTATCGGTCATCTAAGAAGTGGCGGGATGAATACTTTGCCAACCACGGGGAATACCCAGTTGACTATGACCCTAACCTGATGCCTATCGTGTTGACAGGTTATCAAATGTTATTGGAACAAGGTCGTCTAGCCTTCATGCAGACCCGTATGGGTGAGGTATGGCGTGAAGGTAAAGGCTTCAGCCCTCAAGGAAAAGGAGACAAATGGAATGAGGCGTATCACGAAATCAGAAATTCCTGAAGTAACAAAAGAACTTATGAAGGCACAGGGTAACAAGTGCCCCATTTGTAATCAGTCATTACTATTGGTTCCTGCAAAGGACCGCGTGCTTGACCACAGCCATGAGACAGGTTATGTCCGGGCTGTCCTGCACCGGGGGTGTAATCGGCACAGAAGGACGTGTGCGGAAGGTCCTATCAACCTGGGGCCGTTCCGGTGAGTCTGAGCTTACCATGATTAAGACACTTGAGAACCTGGCTGCCTTCTGGAGACTCAACCTGTCACCTCAGACTGAGTACATCCACCACACACATCTAACCGGGCCTCAGCGTATGGCACTTGCCAACAAAGAAGCCACCCGCACATCACGTGTGCTAAGGAGAAAGAATTGAAAATTGTAGAGTCAGAGTTAATTGCCTTCATGGAAGAGGGAAAGACTAACAAGCAAATGGCAGAGCACTTTGGTTGCTCAGTTCGTGCGGTGCAGTCATTCAAGAACCGTCTGGCACGCCGTGGCCTTTCCCCTGAGAATGACATGGAAAACCTACAGCACCCCTTGTTTATGGTTAAAGGACAATCAACCTATTACAACAAGGACGGCAAGCCTACCCAGCGTTGGGTCAAGACTAAGTTGGACAATGCACAGTGGGAGCAGTTGATTGCTGACTTCATTGAAGGGATCTCTTCGGCTATCCCTCGCGTTGAGCCAGTTCCGCGACCTGCAATGTCCCTGCCTACTGACCGGATGAATCTATACCCGTTCACCGATTTCCACCTGGGGATGCTGGCATGGGGCGAAGAGTCTGGCGATGATTGGGATATCCAGATTGCTGAAGATCTGGCAGTCAAGTGGATTGATGCCGCCATTGCTATGGCCCCTGCTGCGGATGTAGCTGTGTTGGCTAACATGGGTGACTTCCTTCACTGGGATGGCATGGAGGCTGTGACACCAACCTCTCGTCACGTACTTGATGCTGACAGCCGATTCCAAAAGCTGGTCCGTGTGGCTCTGCGTATCATCCGTACTTTGATTGACCGACTGCTGGCTAGTCACAACAAGGTTCATGTTATCATGGCTGAGGGTAATCACGATGAATCCAGTTCGGTCTGGTTACGTGAGGGCCTATCTCTGGTATATGAGAATGAACCACGTGTGACCTGGGATAAGAGCGCTGACCCATACTACGCCTATACTTTCGGTAAGACGATGCTAATGTTCCACCACGGACATAAGGCCAACATGAAGCGAGTTGAGTCTGCCATGCTTGGTAAGTTTATCCGGGACATTGGTCAGGCTGATTACCGATACTGCCACGTTGGTCACTTGCACCATGCTAAGCTGGAAGAAACAACCACCATGTTGATCGAGCAGCACCGCACCCTTGCAGCTAAGGATGCCTATGCCTCGCGTGGCGGCTGGGTTTCCAAGCGCTCCGCATCGGTAATCACGTATCATGCTGATTATGGTGAGATTGCACGCCAGACTATCAGCCCGGAAATGCTGGGACATGAATAACCACCCAGTATAGAAGAAACCACTAACTTACTTAGGAGTTAATATGTCCAATATTTCTGCCAATAAAGCAATCGTGTTTGACCTGGATGGCACTTTGTCCGATGGCGCACACCGTCTTCACTTGCTGCCTAAGCTGGAAGATGTAGGTGATAATAAAGCCTGGGATGCTTTTAATCTGGCATCAAAAGATGACCTGCCAATCCAGGACAACATCGACCTGTGTAACATCCTGGGGCTAACCCATCGCATCGTAATCCTCACTGGGCGTAGTGAGGTAGCCAAAGATGAAACCCTGGCTTGGCTGGATAAGCACGGTGTAAATTATGACAACCTGATTATGCGTGGTCAGGATGACAACCGTAAAGACATTGCATTCAAGGAAGCTATACTGAAACCCCTGGCTGATCATATCCTGTGTGCGTTTGATGACCTGGAGCATGTAGCGGAGCACATCCGTAGACTGGGCATTACCTGTCATCTGGTAACTAAGTACCCTGCGCCCCTCCCTCACCAACAGGACCATCGTAAGGAGGAAGCGTAATGCTTATCATCCTTAATGGACCCCCTGGTGTTGGCAAAGACACCCTGGCCCTGGCACTCAAAGAAGCGGTAGGTATGCAAAACCTCAGCTTCAAAGGTCCTATGTGGGAAATTGCAGAGTCACTGCTAGGAGGCGTGCAGTTTGAAGAGTTCTGTGACCTTTACCACAACCGCGAGACTAAGGAACAACCTCAGTCATGGCTGGTGGGTATGAGTCCTCGACAGTTCTTCATTCATATTTCTGAGAAGATCTGCAAGCCATTGTTCGGTGATCAATACTTCGGCCTTCGACTGAAGGAAAAGTACGATGACATTATTATGTCTGGCGACTCGATGGCTGTCGTGTCAGATGGTGGGTTCTCAACTGAACTATTCCCCTTCCTGACAGCCCACGAAGAAGTGGTTGTGTTCCGTCTGTACCGTGAAGGTTACAGCTTTGGAGGAGATAATCGTGACTACCTCAGTGAAGGTCAGTTCGCTTTCTACCCGCAGCACATCCGTCCTATCTTCATTGATATTCATTTGCAAGATGGCAAGCCTGAAGTTGCAATGGCTTCTATCCTCAACCACTTACGGTGATTAGTATGGACTGTTTCTCACTCCTGGGCCTTCCTGAAGAGTACCGCCCTAAGCCTGTGCAGCTTGTCAAGCACCGCCATGAAGTCCCAGCTAGCCGAATCCAGTACCCAGTGTACGGACAGGTCAAGCGTGACGGAGTGTTTGCAATGCTGATTAAGACAGTGGATAACCGCGCTGCCATCTTCGGTCGCACTGGAAAGTTACTGTCCAATACTGAGGTGTTGGCTGATAGCTTATCGGCCCACCTCCAACCTGGTGTGTATATGGGTGAGCTTCAGACAATCCACCCTGCATACCTGGAGCAGCTATCCGGCGTTGTCAACCCGAACCGCGTAGAAGAGTTGGATGAAAACCAGCAGCTAATCAAAGAGGGCTTGTATATTTCCTTCTTTGATATGCAGACCATTCAGACATTTGTGGATGGCAAGGCTGACACCACCTTCCTAAAACGTTGGCAAGGGTTGAAGCGCCGGATGGAGACGGTGGAAGTGCTGGGGTTGTCTCACGTGTTAGACATTACAGAACTCAACAATGAGGAAGACGTCGAGGCTCATGCCCAGTCCCTTATTGATGCAGGCCATGAAGGTGGCGTGTACTCCTGTGATGCTGACTATGAGGCAGGTCATAAGGGCTGGCGCAAGACTAAGATCGTGCGTGGCCTGGCAGTAGACCTTTTGTGTATCGGCTATGTCGAGGGGAAAGGTAAGTACGCAGGCAAGGTGGCTAACCTCACCTTCCGTTGGAAAGACGGTAAAACGGTTGACGCCATGTTAGGCCGTGGTTGGACACATGATGATGCTGAGAAGATGTACCAGGCTATCAAGTTTGGCGGGAGCTTCCTGAATCCTATCGGTAAACTCTTCACTGTGACTGCCTTGCAGGAATCAAGCAAGGGTAAGTTGCGTAATGTTAAAGCTGGTCATTTGCGTCACGATAAGACACAACCAGACTACTAAGGAGTATAACGATGCTTAATGAACTGAGCATCGACCTGGACCAACCCATCGTAACTTCAGCGGGTAGAGCAGCCAAACAGGTCGATGTTACCGAAATGCTGCTACAGAAACTAACCGCTGGGTTCGAGCCTAGTCCAGAACTCCTGAAGCAAGCACAAGGTTTGGGCGTGGATGTTGAAGCAATCCGCGCAATGGTTAACGAATTATATGGTGACGAAGATGAACAAGATTACTGAAGGTTGCACTGTCAAGATTGTTAGTCATGGCTATGTGGATGGTGACATTGATACTCACCTTTCCAACTATCCAGGCTATGAGATTGGCACTGAGCACCAGGTGACTGAGATCTCTCCTTGCGGTACTGCCATCATGCTGGGTCATGATATTTCTGTCTCGCCTGAAGAGGTGGCTTATGTCAACTCACCAGATTAAGAAGTTACCAATCCACCACGAATCCTATGATGCCATCCTTGAGATGCTTCATCTGGAGCCAGAGGGACCCAGCACGCCTGTGGAAACCCTGAAGTGGAATAGTGCTATCCGAAACCTGCGTGACAAATTCCAGTATAAGTTTGTCCGTGATTAGGGTGGCACACTTGCTAGACATTCCGCGCCTCCTGGAGCTAGCGAGTCAATACCAAGATGAAATCATTGTGGCTGACAAGTTTGTGCCCGTCATTGATGGGGAGCTTGCAGCTACAAACATGATGAATACCATGCAGAGTGAATTGGGGCTTGCCCTTGTAGCCGTTGATGGCACAAAGGTTGTAGGGTTCTTGTGGGCGCTTGTAGTCCATCCGGTCCCGTGGTCCCATTACCGCTCTGCTGATACTCTAATGTTCTATGTTCATCCTGAGTATCGTGGAGGGCTGCACGGCTATCGCCTATTGAAGGCGTATAAGACGTGGGCTGAGGGTGTCGAGTGTGACGAGATAAGAATCTCCACCGCCTCTGGCATCAATACTGAGAGTGCTGAGGGTATCTTCCGCAAGCTGGGGTTTACACCTCTAGGCACTGTCTTCCATATCAAACAAGCAAAGGAGTGAGATTATGTCTATGGGCGGCGGCGGTAGCCAAAAAGCGTCTGTTCCGGCTGCAAAGCCAACTCGTACTCAGTCAGTAACGGCTGAGGATATTCAAGTCGGTGGCGGTGATGATGCAGTTAGCACCACACAAAATGGTAAGCGTTCCCTGGTGCGTCCAGTGTCTTCTAGCCTCGGCTCTATCTAAGTAAGGAGGCAAGATGGATATGCGTTTCGCTGGGAACAAATCCAAAATTCCCAAACTGTATGAACAACTCGTCGGGAAACGCAGCCCTTTCCTGAGCCGTGCGGAAAACTACTCACGGTTTACTCTGCCTTACTTGATGGCTGATGTGAATGATGACCTGTCTTCACAAAACGCATGGCAAGATGATGGGGCAAGCGCTACCAACTTCCTGTCAAATAAGCTGTCACAAGTTCTATTCCCGGCACAGCGTAGCTTCTTCCGTATTGACCTGACGCCAGAGGGCATCAAGCAATTGGACAACGAGGCTATGACTCAATCGACGGCACAGAAACTTCTGTCAGATGTTGAGAAAGCAGCAATGCTTTATGGGGAAAGTCTGCAATTCCGTCCTGCGGTGGTAGAGGCATTCAAGCATCTTATCGTGACAGGCAATGTAATGATGTACCACCCGGACAAGACAAGCCCTATCCAAGCCGTACCCTTGCACCACTACTGTGTTCGAAGGGACAACAACGGCACTGTCCTGGATATTGTGTTCCTTCAAGAGAAAGCATTGGAGACTTTCGAGCCTTCAATCCGCATGGCTATTCAAGCCTCTCGAAAAGGTAAGCAGTATAAGGACAAGGATAACGTTAAGCTGTACACGCACGCCAAGCGTACCAAAGATGGCAAGTACCTTATCCGACAGTCGGCTGATGATGTTCCTGTTGGGAAGGAGTCTACTGTAACTGAAGATAAGTCGCCGTTCCTTATCCTTACCTGGAAGCGTTCCTATGGGGAGGACTACGGTCGCGGTATGGCTGAAGATCATGCTGGTGCATTCTTTGTAATCCAGTTCCTGTCTGAAGCACTGGCGCGGGGTATGGCTTTGATGGCTGATGTTAAGTATCTGGTTAAGCCAGGCTCTTACACAGATATTAACCAGTTCGTTGAAGGTGGCTCAGGTGCAGTCCTGCATGGCGTAGAGGGTGATATTCATATCGTCCAGCTAGGCAAGTATGCAGACTATACCCCTATCCAGGCTGTGTTGAATGACTATCGCCAGCGCATCGGTCGTGTGTTTATGATGGAGGCTATGACCCGTCGAGATGCCGAACGTGTGACGGCATATGAGATTCAGCGTGACGCCATGTTGGTAGAGCAATCGCTGGGTGGTGTGTATTCCTTGTTTGCCACAACCTTCCAAGGGCCGTTGGCTCGTTGGTTCATGAACGGTATTAGCTCCATCCTGACCAGCAAGAATGTCTCACCTACCATCTTAACGGGTATCGAAGCGCTAGGCCGAATGGCTGAGTTGGACAAGTTAGGGACTTTCAATGGGTACGTATCTATGACCGCTCAATGGCCTGAGCCTTTACAGCAAGCAATCAAATGGCCTGACTTCACCGATTGGGTGCAGGGTCAAATCTCCGCCAACTTCCCATTCTTTAAGACTCAAGACGAGCTTAACGCGGAAGCCCAGGCACAGCAAGAGCAGGAAGCTACTAAGTACGCTGCTGAGCAGGCTGGCAAGGCTATCCCTGATATGGTGAAGAACGGGCAAATTAATCCACAAGGAGGGCAGTAATGTTCCAATCTCTTTTCAAATCAATTTTCAATGTCCGTTACATGGCTGAAGAAAATCCAGATGCACCAGGCGCGGGTGGTGAGGCACCAACGACAGAACAGAGTTCGCCGGATTCAACTGGGAGCGGCGATCAGTCAACTGGTGACGAGGGAAAGCTATCAGGGAACGAGTCCTCACCAGACGAGCAACCCGATACGGGAGAACCCGTTGAGCTTTTCTACGGTGACTCTTCAGTAAGCATTGATATCCCCGAAGACATTAGCTCTGAGTTGTCGTCTAAGGGGCTGGATGCTCAGCAACTGGCCAATGAGCTTTACCGCAAAGACGGTGAGTTCTCCCTGACCAAAGAAACACGTGAGAAGTTAGACGGCATCTACGGCAAGTTTGCAGTGGACGCCTACCTTAACTCCCTCAAGGTGCAGAACGATGCTTTCTTAAAAGGCAACGAGGATGCCAAGGTTGCGATGGAGCAAGCCAACACTGAGCGATTCACTGCAATGGCAGAGCTTGTAGGTGGAGAAGAGGGCTGGAATGCACTCACCACCTGGGGCAATGAAAACCTGTCTGACCAGGAGATTGATGACCTGAACGCAGTGATGCAGTCCGGCAATGAGTCATTGCAGCGCTACGCCATTCAGATGCTGGCTAATCAGCGCCGACAGGCTGAGGGCGACCCGGAGGCTGTACTGATTCAGGGTCAGGCACCCCAGGAGCGCGAGGGTGGCCCACTGTCAGCCCAGGCGTACCGCGATGCAGAGCAGGAAGCCCGTAAGACGTTCCGGGGCAATCAGGCCGGGTATCAGCAGGCAATTGCCAAACTGGATGCTCGTCGCCGTTCTGGTATGCAAAAAGGCTTGTAAAACAGCGACTTGTCTAGCTGGGTGGCATTAACCACCCAGTATAGAAGGAAGCACAATTTCAATTTGGCATGACCGCCATAATCCACAAGGAGTAAAGACACACTATGTCAAATCCAAACGTATTGACTCAACCAGCGGTATCGGCTTCTGGTGAGGTAGACAGTCTCTTAATTGAGAAGTTTAACAACCGTGTGCATGAGCAGTATCTGAAAGGTGAAAACCTGCTTCAGTGGTTCGATGTGCAGGAAGTGGTAGGCACCAATAGCGTGTCCAACAAGTACATCGGTGAAACCGAACTCCAGGTACTGTCTCCAGGCAAGTCGCCGGATGCAAGCCCAACTGAGTTCGACAAAAACCGTCTGGTAGTTGATACCACTGTTATCGCCCGTAACACCGTTGCGCACTTCCATGATGTGCAGAACGACATTGATGGCCTGAAATCTAAGCTGTCCGTCAACCAGGCTAAGAAGCTGAAGAAGATGGAAGACAGCATGGTCATTCAGCAGTTGGTCCTGGGTGGTATCAGCAACACTGAAGCGATCCGTAAAAACCCACGTGTTGCTGGTCATGGCTTCTCAATCCACATTGTCGGTCTGGCTTCCAGCTTCCTGACCAGCCCTCAGTACATGATGGCTGCAATCGAAATGGCTATGGAGCAGCAGACTGAGCAGGAGGTTGATACCTCTGAACTGTGTGGCCTGATGCCGTGGACTGCGTTCAACTGCCTGCGTGATGCAGACCGTATTGTTGACAAGTCGTACACCATTGCGGCTTCCGATAACACGGTTGATGGCTTCGTACTGAAGTCCTGGAACACACCAATTGTACCTTCTAACCGCTTCCCTAAACTGAGCGATAACACTGAAGGCACTGGTAACACCAAGCACCACAAACTGTCAAACGCAGGTAACGGCAACCGTTACGATGTGACCGCAGGCCAGACCTCTGCACAGGCCGTTCTGTTCACTCAGGATGCTCTGCTGGTAGGCCGTACCATCTCTATCACTGGTGATATCTTCTATGAGAAGAAAGAGAAGACCTGGTACATCGACACATTCCTGGCTGAGGGTGCCATCCCTGACCGCTGGGAGGCTGTGGCTGTTGTGACTGCTGCCGACACTGCGGAACTGGCTACTGACCACAACGCTATCCTGGCACGTGCTAACCGTAAGGTTACTCTCACCAAGTCAGTTAACTAATAAATGCCCTACTTCTCTATTGAGGGGTGGGGCTTTCTTTTCTTAGGAGGGAACATGCCAATTAATTGGAATGTAGGACCAACGCCAGGACTCGCCTCAGTCAACCTGGACACTGTAGATACTAGACTGGAGGCTATCAACCTTTGCCTCCGGGCGGTAGGCTATGCGAGCATTGAGTCAGAAGATAGTGGCGACCTAGACGCTGCTGACGCTTCAAAGATTCTTGCTACGGTAGGTCAACGTGTGCAGTACAACGGTGGCAAAGGTTGGTGGTTTAACGTAGAACCAAACTGGCAAATGACGCCGGATGCTAATGGTGAGATTCTTATCCCCAACAATGCAATAGCTGCATGGCAGGATGTACGATACGACGACAAGAAGGTATTGATTTCCATCCGTGGTCGTAAGGTGTACAACATGAACACCCATAGCACCGACTTCAGCAATAGCCTTAATCGTGAAGGTTTCTTCCGCATGACCTTTATGCTTAACCTACCATTCGAGCACATGCCCGTGTCAGCCCGTCAAGCCATTGCCTATCAAGCTGCTGTAGAGTTTATGGTATCTAAAGAGTTCGATGCTCAGAAGGTACAGATTTGGCAGCAGTTGGCACAGCAAATGCAAATCGACATGGGCCAGGAATCTGCCAACCAGCAGAGCCTTAACATGTTTGTCAACAACCCAACACAAGCCCACTTTGGTTCTATGGTTGGTGGTCCGAATGCTAATGCTACATTCAGCCGCAATCCATATAACGCCTATGGTGGGTATTCACGATATGGAAGGAGCTAACCTATGGAAGTTCAAGGGTCATACGGTCGCCAGCTTCAAGGCGTATCTCAACAACCCATCGCGGTTAGGTTGCCGGGGCAGGTCACATCTCAGCTTAACGCAGTGCCGAATGTGGTTGATGGCCTTAAAACTCGCATGGGTTCTAAGCACCTGGCCCGTATCCTCAACAGCCTGGATGCAAACTCCCTTATTCATCACTACAAACGCGGTGACGATGCGGAAGAGTATTTTGTTATCCTACAGCCGGGACAAGTTCCTGTCATCTTCACGGTTGGTGGGCTTGCATGTCCGGTCAATACCCAAGGGTCTGCCGCTACATACCTGAGTTCATCAAGTCTCCCGCGTGAGACAACTCAGTTAATGACCATTGGTGACTATACCTTTGTACTTAACCGTAAGATGCCAGTGCAGGCCAGAGGTGACGTAACTCCTTCCCTGGATAACAAGGGCCTGGTGTATGTTGCCTATGCCAACTTCAGCTTTACCTATCAGATTCTTATCAATGGACAGGTGGCTGCTGAGCACAAGACCGCTTCCTCTGAGGACGTGAAGAACGAAGACCTGGTAAGGACAGATTACGTTGCTGGTAAGTTGTTAGAAAACTTCAACTCAAGAACGGCAAGTTTCCCAGGCTTCTCTATGTATCAAGATGGCAATGTGTTGGTAGTGGATAACTCCAATGGTGCCAACTATGCGCTTACTACGGTGGACGGTGCGGATGGGCAGGACCTTGTGGCTATCCGTCATAAGGTGACTAACCTGGACACCCTGCCTAACCGTGCGCCTGTGGGATATAAGGTTCAGGTCTGGCCTACTGGCAGCAAGCCTGAATCCCGCTATTGGTTACAAGCTGAGTCTCAGGATGGTTCTAAGGTTACATGGGTGGAGACTATCGCACCTGGAGTCAGGAAGGGTTGGAACGCAGCAACTATGCCTCATGTGCTAGTGCGTGAAAGCCTGAATGCCAACGGGTCTGCTAACTTCACATACCGACCTGGGGAATGGGAAGATAGGGATGTAGGGGATGACCTTACTAATGACTTCCCATCATTGCTCAATGACTCGTCACCTCAGCCTATCTCTTCAATGTTGATGGTACAGAACCGTCTCATGCTCACATCGGGAGAAGCGGTGGTGGCTAGTCGTACCTCTCGATTCTTTGACTTCTTCCGGTACACAGTGCTTGCTACGGTAGACACTGACCCGTTTGATGTGTTTGCAGATATTGAAGAGGTCTATAACATCCGTTGGTCTGCACAGATGGATGGTGACGTTGTACTGTTTACTTCTGACCAGCAATTTACATTGCCAGGAGATAAGCCTCTCACACCAACCTCAGCAGTTATCCGCCCTGTGACTCAGTTCAAGATGACACCTGGTGTTAAGCCAGCACCATCCGGTGACTCCATCCTGTTTGCTTTCGACCAAGGTTCATACAGTGGCATCCGTGAGTTCTTCACAGACAGCTACTCTGACACCAAGAAGGCACAGCCTGCAACAAGCCATGTGGATAAGTACATCCGTGGTAAGGTTCTTGAGTTGTCTGCTAGCTCTAGCTTTAACCGTGCCTTCATCATTACATCACCCGACCGTAACATCCTTTATGTTTATGATTGGCTGTACGAAGGGACGGAGAAGGTTCAGAACGCATGGCATAAGTGGTCATTCCCAGCAGGGACAGTTCTACACGCGGTCAGTTACTCAAATGAGAAGCTGTACCTAGTGCTCACCAGGACCAACACGTCTGGTGGCGTAGCAGGTGTCTACATTGAGGTGATGGACATGGGTGACGAACTTGAGTATGGATTGCAGGACAGGGTTCGTATGGACAGACGTGCAACCTTGAGCATGACCTACAACGCCACAACGAGAGTCTGGACCTCTTCAGCATTGCCGTGGCTACCACAGGACCTTAGCTCACTTGATGCAGTCTTAGTGTCAGGGTGGGCAGGGTATGTGGGTGGTGCTTTCCAGTTCAGCTACAATGCCAGTAATAACACTATCTCCACTAACTTCGATTTGGCTGAGGGCAACACAGCAACCATCGTTGTGGGGGAGACGTACTGGTATGAGGTTGAGCCAACACCACCTTTAATTAAGGATAGCAAAGACCGGGTTTCTTACCTGGACACACCGACTGTAGGTAACGTCTACCTTAACCTGGACATGTACCCTGACTTCTCAGTGGTAGTTACAGACAAGGAGACGCTGCAAGAGCGTACCGTGTATCTGGCTAACAAAACTGCTGGCTCTATCACAAACGTTATCGGGTACATTGCACCGCATGAAGGGACTCTTAGAATTCCACTTCGCCGCAAGAGTACCGATGTGTCCTTTAAGATTAGGTCCAAGTCACCTGCAACCTTCCAGTTGCGGGATATTGAATGGACTGGTTCTTATAACCCACGTAAGCGGAGGGTATAATGGGAGTATCATCACAGGGCGCTAATGGTGCTGCTGCGGGTGTTGCTTCCGGTGCGGCTATGGGTGCTACCGTTGGTGGCCCGTGGGGTGCTGTGATTGGTGGTGTAGCTGGTGGGGTTGCTGGGCTTGTGTCCGGCAACTCTGCTGCCAAGAAACAGAAGCAGGCACTGGAAGAGTACAACGCGCAAATCCGTGCAAACGCCGAAAGGAATTATCAAAAGTTGGACATTCAGGAAAGCGAGGCTGCTGGTGCTGCCCGTGAGCAACTTCTGGATAACAACATTGATATGGTAAAACAACGTGCTCAAATCGAGTCTATCGCTGCGGCTACAGGCACAGCAGGTGGGACATTGGGCACTCTAGTTAATGACACGCTGGCTGAAGGTGGCCGTAATCAGGGCGCTATCATCGACAATTACAACCGTGAGATGACGGGCTATGCTTCACAAGCTGAAGACGTGCGCCGTGGTGCTCAGGCTCAACTCAAGTCTACTTCCATCCAGAAGCCGACAGCGGGTGAGTGGGTTGGCCTCATTGCTAAAACAGGCACTGAGATGTATGGCGGTGTTAAGAATGGCCTGTCTATGAACACAGAGCTAGGCAGTAACTACACGCTGAATGGATTGGCTAGTAAGCTGAGTTCATCCGGTGCTAACACTAAATTGAACTAAGGAGTAAACATGGCAACTGTGCAGAGACAACGCACACAACTCGGCCTCAATAACCCAGGTGTTGGCGAAATCAATGTGGTAACCTCACAGGGAGGCAGCTTTGCACAGGGGCTACTTGATGCGGCTAATGCCTTCAATACGGTGGCCCCTAAGTACATCGGTGAGAAGGTAGAGGCTGATAAGGTATTGCAGGCCAACCGCGCTCTCAAAGGTCTGATGCCAACCGAAGACGCAACCTATGGTGGCACACGTGCTAACATGATGGTTGGTGCTCAGAACGGTATCAATGAGATGACCATGCGGCTCAAGGACGATGCTGCAAGCTGGAGCGGTACGGAAGAAGAGTGGAACGCTCATGTGGTCCAGCAGAGAAATGACTTTGAAGCTGGCATCCACCAGAAGTACCCTGAACTGGCCAATGACCGTGACACATCTAAGATGGTTACGAATATGTTCATGGAGCAGCAACCTACCATCCAGGCTAGTAAAGTCTCTGCTGACCTGCAACGTGAACACCTTGACCGACAGAACACCTTCCAGACTCGTCTGACTCAGGTTACTGCTGGCAAGGATGGACCTGACCTTACACGCTCTCTTGAAGACCTCCGTCCCGTGGCTAAGGCTCTGAAGTTGTCTGACTCTGAGTTTGAGCAGATGCTTGTAGCTGAAGGTAAGGGACGCGCTGCAACTGGCGACACCTCACTACTCATGGCAACCAAAGGCATCAAGAATGCTGATGGTGTTAGCCTGTATGACCGTGATGCCTCAGTGCGCTCTACGGTAATCCAAGGTCGCCGTATGGACCTCAGCTTGCATCAGGCTGATTTGTCTGAGGCTAAGTATGGTATGGAGCAACGCTTCCTCTCTGGTGAAATGTCCTCTGCTGAGTTAATCAGTGCTGCGGCTAACATGAATGAGATGTATGGTGGCGCTGCTTACTCTGCATCGGAGATCAATTCACTCCGTGACCAGAAGGCCAAGGCTGATGCCAAGCTGGGTAAGAAGGTTGACTTTGTTGGCAAGATCAATGATGGTCAATTGGTAGCACTTGAAGATTACACTGAAAAGGAAATCAATGAGGGTGCTGCCGCTTATCATGACCAGGGTGATGCTATGGTTGATGCCTACGCTAAAGCCAAGGGCTACACCTCAGAGCAGACTGAAGGTATGCGTGCTAAGGTTCAATCTGAGATTACAGTCAAGCTGGCTAAGGCGGGCATCAAAGACCAGCAGCTAGTCAGACAGATTGGTTCATTCCAGAATATTGGACCTGACCACCTGAAGGATATGAAGCAAGAGCCTGACGAAATGAAGACCTTGCTGAACCGATGGAATACCCTACCTGACTATATGCGTACTCAGGTTGTTGGTGATAAGCCTGCTGCCTTCCTGTACAACTATCAGATGGGCCTGAGTAATAACATGAACCCAGGGCAGGCTTTGGACTTCGCTCAGAAAGCTGGTCGGGACATTAACTTCTCAGGTAAGGATAACAAGGAGATTGCCAACACAGGTGATGATGTTGCTAGTGATTTAATCTCTAACAATGGATTCAACCCGTTCGACAACTACCCTGACTATATCCGTCAGCAGATGAAGGACTTTGCCACTGATGATGTTCGTCGCTTCCGTAAGGCAGGCTACGATATTGATGGTGCCAAAGAGCAGGCACAGCAAAACCTGGCTAACAACTATTCATACGTGGGTGGTACTGTTATCCGTGGCGACCGTAAGCAACTTGCTCAGAAGCTGAAGTTAAACCCTGATGACCTGGGTGCTCAGTTCCAAGCATACCTGCAAGTTAACAAGCAGAAGTTTGAGGACGAGGCAGGGGGTCCCAAGGTTGACGAGATGTACTTCGACATTGACCAGGACCGTGGGATCTTCACTGTGCGTGCTGGCTCTGGTGGAATTCCTGTACAGGGTGCTCGTCCGTTATCTGAGCTGGGCAACTACAAGTGGCTCGACCAGGTTAACAAGGGCAACTCTAAAGCTGAGATGCGTGACCGTGTTATGAAGGCTGAAGGGTACGCATTTGGTGGCCCGATGGCTGGCGGTGCTGCTGCCGATGTTGGCAAGTCTGTTATGGATGCACTGTTCCCGCCAGCAGGTGCAGCAGAGCACACACCCGAACTTCAACATGGAGAGATTCAGAAGAATGAGGCTTTCACAGATTACCTATCTAGTGCGGAGAACCAGGCCAAAGCTGGCTTTAACGCAAGCGCTGGGGTGTTCACACCTTATGATTCCGACACTGGTACAGCAGGCACAGACACCATTGCCTACGGTCACAAGTTGACGGCAGAGGAAAGAGCCAACGGTTATATCAACATTGATAACAACCCAGTCCCGTATCGTGAGGGCGAGTCTCAGCTTACTGAGCAGCAAGCACAGCGTCTGTTGCAGCAGGATATGAAAGCGCATGTACCATCCACACCTGGATGGAAGACTGACTTTGATGGATTGCCTGGTAACATTCGTCGTGCATTGATTGATACCTCATTCAACATGGGCAAAGGCTTCCTTAACAAGAACCCTACAGCAAACGCATGGTTTAAGCAGGGTGACTATCAAGCTGGCTTTATTCAGTTGCTGACAGCTAGCAATGAGAATGGTAAGAGAAGTAAAGGCGTTCTTGTCCGTAGGGCCAGTGCATACAACATGGCAGGTGGAGGCGAATGGCCTCGCATCTCTAAGGTTGATGTACAGGAAGACGGTACAATGCGTGTTAAGTTTGATGGTGACAAGTCCAGCATTACCCCACAAATGCGCCAGATTATCAGCGATGATGGTTGGCTAATGGTTAAGCGTGGTAAGGCTGGTAGTCTGCATGAACGTAGTGCAGCAGGTACAGTTAGCATCTAGTGTTATCTTCTAGGCATCTTTCGAGGTGCCTATATAGGTACTACTAATGGAGGTAAACTATGTCTGATATGTCAGATACTGATCAGCGTCAAGGCTGGAACGTAGTCCAACAACGTGACTATACACCTACCTTTGACCAAATTGCAGAACAACGCCGCAAGGTAGAAGAGTCACAGAGCACTGCTAAAATGGTAGAGGTGGCACTTGATGACACTCAAACCCTAGCAGGTGGTAAGCGTGTGTTTGACCGTGCTCTAAAGGATTTCCAGCCCGACCCTAACTTCTCAGTATCACCTGAACAGTTTGGCGAGATTCGCCTGGAGTTCGGAGACGAGCAGGCACAGGATATTGTTGATGGTGCTAAATCAGCAGGAGAACTAAACTCCCGCATGGGCTACTACCGTGAGGACATTAAGCGTAAGCAGGAACTGTCTAGCTATGGTATGGCTGGTGTGGGTACTGCCTTAGTGTCATCCGTGCTGGACCCTGTAGGCTGGGCATTAGCTGTGGCATCCGGTCCGGTTGGTGCAGGTGGTAAGATTGCACAGATTGGTCGTGTGGCTCGAATGGCTAGTATTGCAGGCGTTGAGAACATGGCGCTTGAAGCTACCCTCTATGCTGGTGATACACAGAAGTCAGTGGATGACATTTTCGTAGCTGGTGCTTTTGGTGGATTGATGGGTGGCACTGTGGGTGCATTAACCCGCGCACGTGTCAAGCCTGAACCTACCTTGCATGACGAGATTACACCTGACTTCGATGGGAAGGTGAAAACCGCCCCACAGGGCGACCCTGACCTGGCCCATGTGGTTGATGGCGCTGACGAGTTCGATACTGTGGCACGTCAGTCAGCCCAGGATGCAGCAGATTACGATGGTTGGTTAGCAGCCAGAGCAAACACTGTTCCTGAAGAGTTCGACATTAAAATGGGAATCGCTGACCACGTAGACAACTTGCAGAAGGCTGCTAATCTGCGTCCTACCAGGACTGAGAAGGCTACCTTAAAGCAACAAATCCGTGACACCGAAGAACAGTTGAACTTCCAGAAGCAGGCACAGATTGATGCTCGCGCTGAGGATGCCGCTGGTCGTGGTGCGCCACGTAGCGATGCTGATGTGCTTAATGCTGAGGTGGCTAAGCGTAGAATCTCCCGCTCTTACCAGGAAAGTATCGACTTGCTGAGCCGTCAGTTGGATGACATGAGGGCAAAGCAGGCCAGCTATGACAACGTTAATAATGCTAAGTCAGAGCTAAAGAGATTCACCAGCATGGACCAGAACTCACAGGCGGCAGAGTTGGGCTTGCACAATCGTAAGGTTGAAGAGTTTGACGTGCAGCAGCATGTGGCTAAGGCCCTGGAAGATATGAGAGCGGAGAGAAAATCCCGACTCATTGATGAACACCCGCCCGTGTCTCACGCGGGAGACAAAACTGACACAGCGCCAGATACCACCCAGCCTAGAGAGGGCGAGGAGAATACTAACCCATTCTCTCCAGAGGACGACAGTATCGGTGCAGCACGTGTGTCAGACTCAGATGTGGAGCATGAGGCTTTTGGGCTGACTGCAAACATGGACAACCTGATGGATGACCTAATTACTGAGGCACGCAATTCACCAGTGCGCCCCGTTAAGCTAGGGCCGTGGGCCTCCATATCCTCAATCATCTTCAACTCAAAGAACCTAGCCATGCGTGGCCTGGGCCTTCGTCTGTTGGAGAATGCACAGGGCGGTGCATATCATGGTAAGACTGCATCAATCCTGACTGACGTTAACAATAACGTAATCCGGTCTGCTGAGCGGAACCGTTATAATGATGGTTTCAGTGATTGGCTGAAGGAGGAAGGACTAAGCCCACTTGAGTATCTGAAGTCATCTACATTGGAGCGATTCAATGAGAATGTCTATTCAGCTATTGCACGTGGCTTGCCGGAAGATGTAAGCCCCGGAGTCCGCAAGGCTGCTGAGGGTATTTCAGACCGCTTTAAGAAGGCACTTGAAATCCGTAAACAAGCTGGAGAGGCTGGCTTTGAGAATGTTAAGTCTGCACAGGATTATATCCCTGCACTCTTTGACGGACCCAAGATTGCAAGCGCTGTGACTCGCTATGGCACAGAGAATGTAGAGGCTGTACTGGCTAACGGGTATCGCACAGGTAAGTACAAGGTAGGCCGTAAGGCTTCCGAAGCCATTGCCAAAATGCAGGTGTCACGTGCTCTGGATTCCACTCTTTCATCTCGCTTGTCATTTGAGCGTGTTGTGAGTCAGTCAGAGCGCCAGAACTTCATTGATGGATTGCGTGAAGCTGGAATCCCTGACCACATCATTGATGACTTCATTGAAGGACAGGAGCTTGATGATGTAGCCGCAGCCGTAAGTAGCCGCGCTATGCGAAGCATGGGTATCAACACCCAGGCCGAGGTGGGCGGTGTCAAGGTTCAGGATTTGCTGAAAACCAACATCGCTGAGATTGCCGAGAACTACGGCAAGGAGGCCGCAGCCGGGGCAGCAATGGCCCGAATGGGTTTCCGTACCCGTAATGAGGTTATGGCAGCAATCGACGCAGCGGAGCGCACAGGCCGGAATATGGGCATCGGAGCTAAGCGTGCGGGTGACGAGGCCAACATGCTCAGGGATTCTGTACGTTTATTGTACGGTAACACCCTGGATGATGACCCTAATGCTGCAATCGTTAAGGCTACAAGGCGCTTGCGTGAGGTAACTACCATCACACGTCTGAACCAGATGGGCTTTGCACAGGCACCAGAGATCTCACGCGCACTGGTTAAGATGGGCATTGGTCCTGTCATGAAGTCAGTGGGTGCTACAAAGATTCTCTTTGGTCGTCGTGGTCGCGTAGGTGGCACGGCTCAGGGTGAGTTGCATGATGTTGAGATGCGGGAAGTTGAGCAGGCGCTGGGCTACATCGGGGAGGACAACTGGCTGCACGGGTGGGCTACACGCCATGACGAGTTCAATGAAGACCCGGATAACATCCGTAAAATCTCCAAGGTACTCGACAACACCTTAGCTGCTGGTAGCCGTGCCAACTTAGTGCTGTCTGGCTTCAAAGCAATTCAGGGCGGCTCTGAGAAGATTGTAACTCGCAGTATCGCTATGCGTCTTAAGCAGCATCTGGCGGGTGAGCGTAAGCTACCAACCAAAGACCTGGAAGAGATTGGTCTGGATGAAGCTACTATGGCAAGACTGAAGCGGCACTTTGACGACAACCCACGTTATGATGAATACAACGGTGAGCAAGTACGTATGCTTAACTTTGATGCTATGGAGCCTGACCTTAAGGAAGCCACGGCTATTGCTATTCGTCGTATGCAGGGCCGTCTGATTCAGCGCCACTTTGTCGGTGATGAAGGAACCTGGATGAATAAGTGGTGGGGCAAGGCTCTTACACAGTTCAAAGGGTTCTCCATCGTGTCATTAGAAAAGCAGCTTATCCATGATATCCGTGGTGACAAGACACAAGCCGCCATGATCTTTGGTTGGTCTGTGTTCCTTGCTGCTGCTGCCTATGGCTCTCAGATGCAGATGCAGTCTATTGGTCGTGCTGACCGTAAGCAGTTCCTGGATGACAAGTTCAACAATCAGGCACTGGCAATGGGTATCTTTAACAAGATGCCACAGGTAGCTGCATTAGGTTTGCTGGGCGATGGCCTAGCTTCTGTTGGTGCAATGCCGGATGCAATGTTGCAGGCACCAGGACGGACAGGATTCCGCTCTATGGGTGCTGGTGACTTAGTGGCTGGCGCGGGTATGGTTGGTGACTATCAAGAGGTATTACAGGCATTGTCTAATTATGCCTCTGGTAGCGATGACGTATCAACACGCCAGCTTGTCGATAAAATCAGGAGGGTAGTACCGCTTGCCAACGCTATTGGTATTGGTCAGGCGACTAAAGCCTCCGTAGACTTATTGGAGGACCAATGAGTTACACCTATCAGTCCCACACTACAAGCGCAAACGTTACATCGTACAGCTTCTCATTCGCTGGTTCAGACCCAGGCTACATTGCTGTGTCTAACATTGCTGTGGAAGTTCGTGCAAGTGGTGATACTGAGTGGTCAACCTTAGATACATCCCGTTGGAATCTGACGGGAACTAACATGATCACTTTGACCTCTGCCATCGCAGCACCAGCAGACGGTCAGAACAACCTGCGTATCAGACGTATCGTAGACAAGGATAAGCCATATGCTTCCTTTGTCCGTGGTTCAATGCTTGATATGTTAAACCTGGACCGAAGCCTTATTCAGTTGGTTGAGATGGTGCAAGAGATTCTTGATGGGTTCTTCCCTGAAGGATTCTACTTTCAGCAAAACATCAACATGAATGGACACAAGTTCTACAACCTCGGCAATGGTACAGCCGCTGGGGATTCTGTTAACTTTGGTCAGCTTACGTCTGTAAACAATGCACTGGGTGATCGTATCACTGCTGTAGATACGAAGCACACCAACTGGAACAACACCCAGGACAATGAGATTGCCAGCCTTCAGGCAGGTATCGCATCGAATGGAACAGCAGCCTATGTACCATTCCGGTATGTAGCAGTTGGGGGCGAGACAGTTATCAGCCCTCCTTATGTCTTCCGTACTGCACGTGTTGACCGTAACGGTGTTATGCAACATGAGGTGGATGGAGCTTACACAATCTCCGGCAACAAGATTACACTGGCAGGCCCATTGCGTGTTGGTGACGTTGTTCGCTGTGAGATTGGTACGGGGTGGAATCCTAATAGTTCCAACCTGGCTGGCTCTACGGCAGACAGACCTGTTAATCCGAACGTAGGTTACATGTACTTTGACACCACACTGAACAAAACTGTTTGGTACACTGGCACAGGTACTACCTGGGTTGACGCTAACGGTGTCGTCTCATAGGAGGCTTAATGATTCGCAAGGAGGAAGTAGGAGTAGAGCTGCTGAAGCTCTCTCCAATCGTAGGAGCAAAGGGGATGGTATTGTTGGGATTTTCACTGCCGGACTTAGTTAGTCTGGCAACCCTCACGTATGTAGTCATCTTGATTGCTTACAAGTTATGGTCGTGGTCTAAGGAATGGAGGTAGACAAACATGGCGACAAACAAGAACGCGGCAACTGAAGATGAAGTAGGTTATCTTCACAGTGCCCTAACTAAACTCTTTAAGGCTAAGGTTGACGCCTTGCTGGGTATGATTGAAGAAGACCCGGAGAGCGCTGCTGTTATTGTCTCAGGCAAGGACTTGCAGGCTATCGCTACCTGGGTTGATAAGAACGGCATCACGGCAACACCTGCTGACTTTGAAGGTGTAAATGACCTCACCACTAAGCTGGAAAAGCTGAAGGCTAAGTCGGCTGGTAAAGTCGTACCATTTGTAAAAGAAGCATAAGGAGGTAACAATGGCTAAGGCCCGTGAAAGTATTCAGGCCGCCTTAGAACGCTGGGAGTTATTGTCCCAGCTTCAAGAGGCTTTCCCAAACACCGTAGAGGGCCTACTGGAATTTGCTGAAGTTGTGATTCATAACCTGATCCCAGGTAATCCACACCTCAATAGAATCCAGGCTGACATTCTCCGGTTCATGTTCACTGGTAAGAAGTATCGCATGGTAGAGGCACAGCGTGGTCAGGCAAAGACAACCATTGCAGCTATCTATGCGGTATTCTGTATCATCCACAGGCCACACTTCCGCATCCTAATCTCTTCTCAGACTTCTAAGCGTGCTGAAGAGATTGCAGGCTGGGTAATCAAAATCTTCCGTGGTCTTGATATTCTTGAATTCATGATGCCAGATATTTACTCAGGGGATAAGGCCAGCATCCGTGGCTTTGAGATTCACTACACCCTGCGTGGCTCTGGTGCTTCGCCATCCGTTGCCTGCTACTCTATTGAGGGTAGTATGCAGGGTGCGCGTGCCGACCTTATCATTGCGGATGACGTCGAATCTCTTCAGAACTCAGCTACTGCCGCAGGTCGAGTTAAGCTGGAAGAGGCAACCAAAGAGTTTGAGTCTATCAACCAAACAGGTGATATTCTCTACCTGGGTACGCCTCAGTCAATTAACTCCATCTACAACAACCTACCGTCACGTGGCTACCAGTTGAGAATCTGGCCAGGTCGATATCCCACCGTCGAGCAACAAGTAAGTTATGGAGATTTCCTTGCACCTCTTATCATTGAGGACATGGAGGCTAATCCAGAACTTCGCCGTGGTGGTGGTATCACAAGACTTCAAGGCCAGCCAACCTGCCCTGAGATGTACAATGATGAAGCGCTGATTGAGAAGGAGATCTCGCAGGGTACGGCTAAGTTCCAGCTTCAGTTTATGCTGAACACACGACTGTCTGACTCGGAGAGATTCCCTCTTAAACTTAGCTCTATCATGTTTGGCAACTTTGGCGTCGATAAGGTGCCGGAGATGCCACTGCACAGCACTGACTCTATCAACGAGATTAAAGAGGCTCAGCGCCCAGGCAATAAGAGCACTGACCGTTTCTACCGAATGGCACCGCGTCCATACGAGTGGAAGCCTGCAACTCGCCGGATTATGTATATTGACCCGGCAGGTGGTGGTCAGAACGGAGATGAAACGGGTGTGGCTATCGTGTTCCTGCTGGGAACCTATATCTACGTCTACAAGTGCTTTGGTGTGAAGGGTGGCTACGAGGATGCAGACCTTGAGCAAATCGTTATGGCGGCTAAGGAAGCAAACTGTAAAGAGGTATTCGTAGAGAAGAACTTCGGTCACGGTGCTTTCCAGGCCATCATCAAGCCCTTCTTTGAACGACTGCACCCTTGCGAGTTGCAAGAGGATTACGCCACTGGTCAGAAAGAGGAACGTATTATCGACACACTGGAGCCGCTGCTTAGCGCACACAGACTTGTGTTCAATACGGAAATCATCTTTGAAGACAATAAGGCAATCCAGAAGTATGCCCTTGAGAAGCAGGCCAGCTATAGCTTGTTCCACCAGATTGCCAACATCACACGTGATAAAGGCTCCCTGCGACATGATGACCGGATTGACGCCTTGTACGGGGCCGTCCGACAGCTTACCACCGACATTGATTATGACGAGATGGCTAAGCAATCAAGGGAACAGATGGAGCAGGCACGTGACTATATTGCCATGATGAATGATCCCAGCCAGCGTAGAGCCTTCCTATATGGCGCTACATCGGGGCCTAGTCGTGCGCGTAACGTCACAACTGCCGGGGCAAATCGTACAAATAATGGTCGTTCTGTCGTCGTCGTCAGGAACGTACTAAAGCGTTAGAAAACCGGTACTTAGGCCCAAATTCTTATTAACCACCCAGTATAGAAGGTAGGCCCAGGTATTTAAGGTAGTCTATAGGTAGGCCCAGGTTATCCAGGTCTATAGGTAGGCCCAGGTTATCCAGGTCTATAGGTAGGCCCAGGTTATCCAGGTCTATAGGTAGGCCCAGGTTATCCAGGTCTATAGGTAGGCCCAGGTTATCCAGGTCTATAGGTAGGCCCAGGTTATCCAGGTCTATAGGTAGGCACTAGTAATCCCCTCTTCAGAGGGGATATTCATTCTTATATAAAGGAGTAATAAAACATGGCTTATGGCGAAAATGTAACCGGCGACCTGCCGAAGGATCGTTTGATTGATGTGACCGCGCTGGTAGCGCCTCTGGTCCTCGCTGCGCGTCTCGCGGATGTGGATGATGTGATTAACCAGACTCACCTGTCCGGCAAGCAGGCAGGCGCTGTAGTGGCTGCTGTTACTGGCGGTACGATTGACGCCCCGACTGCTGCGGATTTCCGTATGGCGACTGGCTCTGGCCCTGCTGATGCATGGGTTGCTCTGGGCGGCGCGTCTGGCGGTGGTGCATAAGGAGTAAGCAATGCTATCAGTGACTGGTGAAAAACCACGCAATCGTAAAGTGACCGTGACCGCACTGGTAGCACCGCTTGTCTTAATGTCTGCATTGGAAGATGTAGATGACCCGATCAATGACTATGCTCTGTCGGGTAAGGAAGCGGGTGCTACTGTGTATGCTGTTACGTCTGGTACACTCACGGCACCTACTGGGATTGAGCTACGGATTGCTACAGGCAACCAGCCTGAAGATCCCTGGGTGGCAAACACTGTTGACCCTGGAGAAGTGAAGGTATCTTCTGATTCCATCTCTGATGCGGGTGACACTGGCAAGGCTTTAATCAAGGCCAAAACAACTACTGAAGCTAAGACTGCTTTAAACATCCTGCGTGCTGACATTACAGATATGTCTGCCACTGGTCGGGAGTTGACAAGCAAGGTAGGTATTGATGCAACCCGTCAGTATCTCCAGGCTCTTAGTCAGTATTCAACAGCGACAGCTACCGTTAAAGGTCCAGTATTAATGGCACCTCGTCAGGTTGGTGTTAACCTAACATCGACAGGCGACACTGCATCAACTGCAACAGACGTGGCTGGACTTCTGGTAGACTTGAATGATCTTATCAGCAAGTACAACACCCTGCGTACTGATGTGACCTCTGTCAATACCAACCTCAACTCAGTCATCGTGGCCCTTAAAGCCAGTGGTGCAATTACAACATAAGGAGGCTTTATGTCTGTGAAGAAGGCTCTTGCAGGCGGTGCTTGTTCGTTGGCCTTAGTCACGGCTAGCTTCTTTGGCATCGTTACAGATAAGGTGAGAATATCCCAGGAAGGGCTTGAACACCTCATCGACTGTGAAGGTTGTAAGCGTCAAGCATACAAGGACGGTGCTGGCGTGCCTACTGCGGGAGTTGGCTCTACCATAGGAATTGTTATGGGCCGACTCTATACAGATGGCGAAGTGGCTAAGATGCTTGCAAAGGATGTGATGATCGCAGAGCAGTGTCTTAACCGCAATGTCAAGGTAGACCTTAATCAAGGTGAGTGGGATGCCTATGTCTCCTTCGTGTTCAACGTTGGTTGCAGTGCTTTCGTAAGTTCAACTACCTACCGCATCTTAAACGGTGTAAAGCCAGGCACAAGGATTCAAGCCTGTGAAGCTATGGGTATGTGGAACAAGATTACCGTGAATGGCGTCAAGGTGTTTAGCCAGGGCGTCTATAATCGACGAATTAAGGACATGGCACTATGCGTAAAATATATGTAGTCATCATCACCACCATAGTCGTGGCTGGCTTGATCTGGGCTTTTATTGCAACTCAGGTCAATACAGGAGTTACCAGCAAGCGGCAGGAAGATGCGTTGGCAGTCTCGGAGGCTAACGTAGGCATTGGCAAGGAAGCCAAGGACCAGGGTGAGCAAGCGACTAAAAGGGCAGATGTTGCCAAGGAGCAGCGCACCCACCAGATTAACCAGTTGAAGGACAAGCTGCATGAGAAAGCTGAATCGTATGATTCTATCCCTCTTTCTCCTTCAGATGTTGACATCCTGTGCAGAGCGTATCGTAGTACAGACCCGGTATGTTCACCCACCGTCAAATCTGACTGAGGAAACACAGGGACCAAGCAAGGTGCCTGTAACAATAGGCGAGCTAAAGCAATCTGCACTTGACCTCCGGCTGGCACTTGATAAGTGCAATGTAGACAAGCAGGAGATAAGCAAGTATGGACTCGCCTTTAAGTCCATCTGAATGGTGCAAGCAGAAACAAACTGAATGCCTTGAACGTGGCGACATTGATTCTGCTATGCACTACTTTGAGATGGGAGAAGTATGGAAGGGCCAGGGCCGATAACCCGATGGCCCAGCCATCATTGTTAGCCGAAGGCTACACGTATTACTAAAGCGTATTCATTGTGAGTGCGTTCTATTAATACACCAAGGGAGGCATAATGCCGGAAACTAAGATTAAGCCGTGGAACACAGAGATTTGGACTGATTCCATCGCTACATTACGTACTATGGACCCGGTAGTCTCTGGACATACCGTGGAAGTGGCAGGTTACTACAAGGGTTCTTTGAAGGGTGGCGGCAAGTTCGCTTATGACCCTAATGACACAACCACCGCTGATGATGGCGGGTTTACCATTGTCACTGCTACTGGCAAGAGATTTAAGCGTGCAGACCCCATCGACACCCTGGATATTACTCACTTCGGTGCGTACTGCAATGGGATTGCTGATGATATGTTTGCAGTAGTTCGTATGCGTGCATGGGCAGCTACCATTAATGCAACGTTTAACCCAGGTGTGCGTATTCCATCTGGTATTACTACGCTGAGCGCTTATGACTTTGGTAGCAGTGAGCTTCCATCGTTTAAGATTCGTGGGCCTGAAGTTGCCTATGGACGCATCCCCGCTGCACAGATTCAACCGTTCGACCTGTCTTACACTGGGTATCTTATCAAGGTGAAGGCACGCCGTATGGAAGTATCTAACCTGATGCTGAGTGGTGTTGGTAGTCAGTGTGGGTTCTTGGAGAACACTGTGACCCGTGGTGACTATTGCCGCATTCATGGTATACAGGCACGTAACCTGACTGGTCGTGCATTCCATGTGTACGATACCATCGATACCGCTGTGACCCAGTGTTACTCAACCAGTGGCAAGGCTTCGTTCTTCCGTACTGATTGGTCGAATGAAAACCCAGGTGCATGGGATCACCCAACGGCTATCTACATCGCAGACTGTAACTTTGAAACTCACACAGGTGAGTACGCAGTGTCGTGTATTCGTGCAGGTCAGTCTGTCATGCGCAACTGCTGGTTTGACCGTAACGAGCGTGGCTTCGATATCTCACAAGGCGGCTGGTTGCTGGAGAACATCACACAGGAAAACAGTGTGTACCCATCTGCAACTCAGTATGCGAAGATCGTTCAGATTCGTAACCGCTTTACTCAGGGTAAGGGTATGGATGATACCGTGTCTGGCTACGACCCATCGCAAGACCCGTCAGGCCAGCCACCATACTGGGTAAACTCAGGTTATGAGAACGGCACTGCTGAATTCGCGCTGCTGGGCTTCATCAACTCCGGCTCAATGTCTTACGGTTATGAATCATCTCAGTTCAAAGTCAGCAACATGACTGCGAATCAGGTGTGGATTGACGTAGGCTCGTTCACGTTGGCTGGGGCTACTGGTGAAGGTATTAACCTTGAGTTCGTTGGTGCAGGTCACTTTGATGCTGCTACTTCCAACCCACGTCCAAATGGAACCAACTACGGTGGTGGTAAGACGACCATCATGATGCAGCAGAAGGACTCTGATGCGAAGGCCCGTGCAAGCTGGTTCTCACATGGTGCATCGCCTATCGTGGCTGTGCGCGTAGCCATGAACCGGAACCGCCCACACGTCTACATCCAGCTGGCTCCGTACACTGGCCCAATTGCGATGACCGTGCATACCAGCTCGAAGTCTAACTTTGAGGGTGGTATTCACTACTACCAGAACATCGTGATGACCGAGGTTACAGCTGACGTAGCCGCAGCCGCTGCTCCACTGATTCCCGCAACATGGAACGTGTCGAACGGTAACTACGGTTTGGGTATGCAGCTGGACACTGGTAAGCTGGCCGTGGACGGTCCGGCGCTGGCGGGCAGCAATGCGAGTTTTCACTTCCCTATCCAGTACAACGGCACAGATGTGCTGCTGGCGGTACAGCCTAGCCCATTGTCTACCAGGATTCAGCGCTGCACCATCGCCACATTGCCTAAAGCTACAGAGAACCCTTATGGGGTAGTCCTTGTATCTGATGCGGTGTCTGGTAATGGTGTAACCACCTGGCGCATGGCATTCTGTGATGGCTCTGCATGGTTCACTGTAGATGGTGGAACTAACCTGGGTACTGGTACAGTATCTAACACGTAACGAATAGGAGGGTTGAAACCCTCCTTAACTTGGAGACAGATCATGAAGAACGACCTTGTAACACAGACTGCCAGACGGGATAAAGTCCGTGCTGAGGTAGCTGATATGGATGCGTACATTGCTGGTGAAGAGTTTGCTACTCTGCCAGAGGTACACCAGAATGCTATCGTGCAGAACCGTGGCCTGCTTAGTCTAGTAGGCGATACGTTGGATATCAGACTTGCTTACCTGACACCAGGTGAGACTAACGATTCTGTGGAAGCCTAAGTGCTTCCTGGTTCTGGAGGGTCATCAGACCCGACCTTTAACCATCTAACAAAGTAGTTGGCCTAGGCCGTCCACATGTCAGCGCAGTCAAGTACACTGTAGGCATGTGTCGGCCCAAGGTATCACCCAAGGTAATTCCAAGGTAGGCCCAAGGGCAGGCCTCAAGGTAGCCTGGGTCCAAACTGGAAATTTGATGTATGCGTGTGTCATCAGTTCTGCCTGCCTGCGAGTGGCGCGTGTCCCCATAGGGCGGCCTGGCTAGCCTTCGGTCGAGCGGGGCGGGTGGGTTGGCCTTCTGGACGGCTGAAGGTAGGGCGCGGCGTGCTGGGTTATGCTGGGTAGGTCAGGTGGTTCGATGCAGGAGCAAGGTCTATCAGGCACAACCTGACAGGCTCAAGGCTACCTTATGGCATACACAGGCAGGCTAGGCAGGCCGTAGGGCCAGCATGAGGCTACACAGGCCATTGACAGGCATGTAAGCGGGGAGGCA